GAAACTGAGTTTGATAGAAGAGAAGAGGGGTTTTGGTTCTACAACAATGGAGACAAAACATATATTACGGGCTCACACTATATGTATTTGCAATGGACAAAGATAGATGTAGGTTTTCCAAACTATAGGGAGGCAAATAGAATATTTTATTTGTATTGGGAAGCATGTAAAGCTGATAGTCGGTCTTTTGGAATATGTTATTTAAAAATTAGGCGTTCAGGATTTTCCTACATGGGTAGTGAAGAATGTGCTAATATTGGTACTATTTCAAAAGATGCAAGAATAGGTATATTATCTAAAACTGGTGCAGATGCAAAAAAAATGTTTACAGATAAAGTCGTTCCGATTTCTAACAACTATCCGTTCTTTTTTAAGCCCGTTCAAGATGGTATGGACAAACCAAAAACAGAACTAGCATACCGAGTTCCAGCTTCAAAGATTACAAAAAAGAATATGTATACTGAAGAAGTAGATTTAGTAGAAGGGTTGGACACAACTATAGATTGGAAAAACACAGGAGACAACAGTTATGATGGAGAAAAGTTGAAACTTTTAGTTCATGATGAATCAGGAAAGTGGGAAAAACCAAACAATATTTTAAATAATTGGAGAGTTACTAAAACCTGTTTAAGATTAGGTAGTAAAGTTATAGGAAAATGTATGATGGGTAGCACATCTAATTCATTAGAAAAAGGTGGAGATAGTTTCAAGAAATTGTTTTATGACTCAGATGTAAACAATAGAAATGCAAATGGACAGACTAAAAGTGGACTTTATTCATTGTTTATTCCAATGGAATGGAACATGGAGGGTTTTATAGACAAGCACGGAATGCCTGTATTTAGAAATCCTGAGCAAGAAACTATAGACATATATGGTGATTATATTTATCAAGGCGCTATAGATTACTGGGAAAACGAAGTGGAAAGTTTAAAAAACGATGCAGACGCATTAAATGAATTTTATAGACAATTTCCACGATCAGAGAATCATGCATTTAGAGATGAAAGCAAGCAATCACTTTTTAACTTACAAAAAATATATCAACAGATAGATTACAATGAATCTTTGATAAAAGATCAATTTATTACTAGAGGTTCGTTTTCTTGGAAAAATGGAGTAAAAGATACTGAAGTTGTATTTAGCCCAAACGACAGAGGTAGATTTTATGTAACATGGACACCAAATAGAAGCTTACAGAATAAATCTTACACAAGGAACGGAAAAAAATATCCAGGCAATGAGCATATGGGGGCATTCGGGTGTGACAGTTATGATATTTCTGGAACAGTTGGAGGTGGAGGTTCTAATGGGGCTTTACACGGAATGACTAAATTTCACATGGATGAAGGGCCAACAAATGAATTTTTTTTAGAATATATAGCAAGACCACAAACTGCAGAAATATTTTTTGAAGATGTTTTAATGGCATGTGTATTTTATGGGATGCCTATATTGATTGAGAACAACAAACCTAGGTTGCTGTATCATTTTAAAAATAGAGGGTATAGAGCTTACTCGATGAATCGACCTGATAAAACTTACACAAAACTTTCTAAATCTGAAAAAGAATTAGGAGGGATGCCTAACTCAAGTGAAGATATAAAACAAGCTCACGCTGCTGCTATAGAATCATATATTGAAAAGTATGTAGGGTTAGATTTTTTAGGAACATTTAGAGATCCTGACACTATGGGTTCAATGTATTTTACAAGAACCCTTGAAGACTGGGCAAGGTTTAATATTAACAATAGAACTCGATTTGATGCATCAATAAGTTCAGGATTGGCTGTTATGGCTACGCAAAGGAACCTATATCAGCCCGTTAAAAATAAATCAAAAATAAAACTTAACTTTGCAAGATATGACAATACGGGAAGTTTTAGCCAAATTATAAGATAAATGGAGGATGTAAAAATAACAATTAACCCACAGGGTTTTCCAAGTCAGTTCGTCTCCGATTCAGTAAAAGACAGCATAGAGTTTGGATTACAAATAGGGCAAGCCATTCAATATGAGTGGTTCAGAAAAGATGGTGGGCAAAGTAGATTTTACAATCAATGGGCTGACTTTCATAGACTTCGTCTATATGCTCGTGGAGAACAATCCATACAAAAATACAAAAACGAACTAGCTATTGATGGTGATTTAAGTTATTTGAACTTAGATTGGACACCTGTTCCTATTATTCCAAAATTTGTAGATATTGTAGTCAATGGAATGGCTGATAGGTTATTCAAAGTAAAAGCCTATGCGCAAGACGGAATGTCATTAGATAAAAGAAGCAGATATCAGGAAGAGTTAGAAAAAGATATGCTTGCAAAGCCAATAATGAAACAAGTTCAACAACAATTTGGCGTAGATACATTTAGAATGAGCGAAGAGGAGGTTCCAGAAAACAATGAGGAACTTGCTTTACATATGCAGTTAAAATATAAACCTGCAATAGAAATAGCAGAGGAAGAAGCAATAAATACAGTTTTATCAGAAAATAGATATCAAGATATTCAAAAACAACTTTATTATGACCAAATGGTTTTGGGTGTTTCAATGTGTAAACATTCTTTTAAACCAGGTTCAGGAATATCCATTGAGTATGTAGATCCAGCAAATGTAGTTTATAGTTATACAGAAGATCCAAATTTTAAAGATTGTTTTTATTGGGGTGAAATCAAAACGCTACCAATAATAGAGTTGAAGAAAATAGATCCTAGTCTTACTCGAGCAGATATGGATGAAATATCGAAGTATAGTCAGAGCTGGTATGATTATAATAATACAGCACAATATTATAATAACAGTATGTTTAGTAAAGATAGCGCTACATGCTTATTTTTTAATTACAAGACTACACATACTTTTACCTATAAAAAGAAAGTAAATAATTTAGGAGCAGAAAAAGTAATCGAAAAAGATGACACTTTTGATCCTACGCCAGAAATGCAAGAAGAAGGAAAATTTGAAAAAATTTCTAAAACAATAGATGTATGGTATGAAGGAGTAATGGTTATGGGTACAAACATTATGTTGAAGTGGCAAATGGCAGAAAACATGGCAAGACCTGCATCTGCTTCACAAGAAGTGTATCCAGAGTTTATTGCTTCAGCACCTAGAATGTATAAAGGTATATTGGAGTCTTTAGTTAGAAGAATGATAACTTTTGCTGACTTAATTCAAATTACTCATTTAAAATTACAACAAGTCATTGCCAGGGTAGTTCCAGATGGAGTTTTCATTGATGCTGATGGCTTGAACGAAGTCGACTTAGGAACTGGTAATACTTATAATCAACTCCAGATTCTTATTCTTTAGTTGGGTTGCAAAAATTAGCAGCTTTGAGTAGCAATACAGCAACAAGGCACATCTTAGATGCTGGATTAGTAATGAGTGAAAGATTGTGTACTGCACTTTCAAGCAGAATTGCTGATTTGCTAGAGTTTTCTGATTTTAGAGAAGAGTTTGTAAATCAAGTAGGAAAGTTTAATGTTGCTATATTAACGGAGATATCTCAATTATATTTAAGTGATTTTGGAATATTTATAGAGGTAGCACCAGATGAAGAGCAAGAAAAACTGTTAGAGCAAAATATTCAGATGGCGTTGTCTAAAGAAGATATTAGTCTTGAGGATGCAATTGATATAAGAGAAATCAGAAACATCAAGTTAGCCAATCAAATGTTAAAGGTTAGAAGAAAAGCTAAAGCCGATGAAGAAAGACAGGCTCAAGCTGCAAAAGCTCAACAACAAGCACAAATAAATCAACAATCTCAGCAGATGGCTGCTCAGGCTGCAATGCAAAAAATGCAAATGGAAACAAAAGCAGCCATGGAAATTGAACAGGCTAAAGCTAAATTTAGTGTAGAAAAAATGAAAGGCGAAGCAGCAATTAAATCTGAACTTATGAAGTTAGAGTTTCAGTTGCAAATGCAACTTCAAAAAGGACAGCAAGAGGGATTGAAAGATAGAGAATCAGCTAGAGAGCGAGCAAAAGCTGATAGAATAACTCAAGGCAATACTCAACAATCGGAATTGATTCAACAGCGTAAAAACAACTTACCACCTATAAAATTTGAATCAAACGAAGATAGTTTAGATGGCTTTGATTTAGCTGAGTTTGAGCCAAGATAGGCTTAAAAAACATTTATAATTATATATTAACTTTGTAAAAATTAAATAAAATGGAATTAAAATTTAAAGAAGTAAATCCTGTAGAGGAAAAGTCCGTACAGGAAGTAGAGGAAAAACTATTACAAAAGCACGAAGAAGAAAATAAAGAACCTGAAAAGGTTGAAGAAACATCTGCAGAAAAGACAGAAACTGTCGAGGTTGAGAAGCCAGCTGTAGAGCAAGAATCCGAGCCTAGCTCGGAAGTTGAAAGTCCAACTATAAAAGACGAAGACGTTCTTTCATATATTAAAAATAGATATAATAAAGATATATCTTCAGTAGATGATTTATTTACTAAGCAAAAA